CGTCGTATGACCCTTGCGCACGTCGCGCAATATCGCGGTTCCGTCTTTCACGTCAATGAGCGTGAACAATGCGCCCTGGACTGAAAACGTATCTCCTTTTTTGATCTCGATCAGCTTCATCGCTTTCTCCCTTCCGGTCCGCTGTTACGCGGCCCCGTTCAAATACCTTCGGATGCTTTCCGCGTTCCTGCGCTCGCTTTCCTTCAGCAGCGCCAGCTTGTCACTCATCTTCATCTTCATCCTCCCTGTAGGACTTTCCCATGTCCTCGCATACCTCGTTCAGTGCGTCCTCGTCCAGATACCCATCATCGTCCAGCAGCGCCATGTCGTGCAGCCAGCCAACGAAGTCAATCACCATCTGCTGGAAGTTGTTGACCTCGTTCTCAGAAACCGCGTACTCGGCCTCGTGGTTGACGTGCTCCTCCACCGTGTTCAGGCAGGAATTGAGTTCCATCCGCGTGCCCTCGAACTTGCAATAGCTCATGTACATTGTGACCTCTCCTTTCAGCCTGCCATCGTCAGCGCCGGTAGGCTATCCCCGGCGGACGCCCCGGAGGGCGTTTCGGCTTTATGCTTCCCAGATATACTTGCCTGTCTCCACGTCCTTTACTCTTATCCATTCATAAACTCCGTGCTGCCCCCACCAGCTTGCCTTTTCACGCCTTGCGACTTCTTTTGCCCTTTCAAGGCTGTCGGTATAGAAACCGTCGTTTGTTGCTCTCTTCATACTACGATGCTTGTAATAGATTGTGTACTTGCGCTTCATCGTTCTCTCTCCTTTCATCTGCCGGGGTTAGCCGCCCCGGCCCGGCTTTATTAACTCCCTTCAACGCTTATAAGTATACACCCATATTATTAAGAATATAAGTATATACTTATTAAGAAAGTATTAAAATCCCTTCTGGAAACAAAAAATTCCGCGCCAGCCAAAGCCGACGCGGATGTGTCAAAGGTAGCGCATGATTCGTTCCTGGAGCTTGTAGATGATTCGCTTGATCTGGCGGTCGCTCATGTCGAATTCCTCCGCCAGCGGCTCGTAGCAGATGCCGTCAACCAGACGGCGCTTCAGTATCTTTCTGTCGCGCTCGCTGTGGATGTGCTCATCGATCAGCGCGCATATCTGGGAGTTGGTGTAATCCTTCACGGGATCACTTCCTCTTGCGTGTCCCCCGTGAGCCTGATCGTCTGCGCGCCCTGCGGCGCACCGTCGTCCTTACTCGTTTCACATGTGCCATTTATAACACTCCCACCGTTGTTCGCATAGCTAGCGATACCGTCTTTGCCGTCGACGGTCACCGTCTCGGTCGTCGTGGTCTCGCTGGTATAGTCGTACTGCATCCACGCCCACAGCCAGGCGGCGTTGCTGACGAATATCAGCACGATCGCAATGATCAGCGCCGTCAGCAGCCGACGGTTTATCCGCTCGAATCGCGTCTGAGCGGATTCAAATGCGATGTATGGCACAGGCTCATTCATCCGCTGTCGCCTCCGTGCCGGGGTTCAGGTAGTCGTAGATCGTCGCTTCGATCTCGGCGCGCGATACGTCGTAGCCGTGGTCATGCAGCCACGCAATGGCATAGTCCAGCTTTTCCTCGCCCTTGCCCGCGCCGTAAATCTGCTCGGCGGCGAAGACCGCGATCTTGATCGCAGCTTTGATCTGCTCTTGCTGGGCGGCGGTCGTGCGCGCCTTGATCCACGGGATCAGCCGGTAGGTGATCAGTGCGGCCAGCAGTCCGATAACGGCCTGCAAAATCGGTGTCAAATTGATGTTCATTTGCTTTCCTCCTTGTCTCGTTCGTGGGCTAGAAATCCGCCCTCGTTCTTCAGCTTGTCGTATGTGCGCTTGATGGATGCCATGGCCAGCTTGCCTCGGGAGTTGCGAAAATCGGGATGAGCTTCGCAGTATGCCTCGTATGCGTCGATATCGTCCAGGATGTCCTCAAAATGGCTTTCCGAGTGTCGGCGATGCTCACAGATTTCGTCGTAGAACCGCAGGATGCGGTAGCGCTGGTTCCGCGCCTTGTCATGCTCATCCTCTTTGATGTGATCTTCAAGTGTGTGCTGCACACGGTCTAGCTGTTCCTTCGTGTCCTGCCGGTTCTGTTCCAAGGTTTCCTGCGTCTTTTTGCGGTTGGAGATGACGGTGGGGATGATGCCAACCAGAGCTACGAGGATGGGCGCGCACGCGGTCAGCACGCCGATCAACGACTGCATGGGGCATCACCTCCGATCAGAATGCCGTGGTGCACCGCCTTGCCGCAGCACGGGCATATGGCCCGGTAGTCTACTTCGTTGCCATTGTAGTCCGGCACATACTCCCGGCTGGATGCCTCGAACATGCAGCCGCACATGGGGCACTCGAACATCCGCCGATCTGTCAGCCGCGTCAGATCGCCCTCGACGATGATCCTCATGCCGTCAGCCTCCCATACTTGGGCGAGACCCAGCCGAAGTTGCCCTTGCTGTACTCAACCTCAAGCCAGCCGGTGTCCGCGTCGACAAGGCCCGCGTAGGGCAAGCGCTGCCCGTCGTGCGCCACTGTGATGGCCTCTGTCTCTTTGCTTGGCCCCTTGCGGATGTAGCAGTTGCCGCCCACGATCTCCACATAGATGGGATCTGTGACCGGCTTCTCGATGCTCTCCACGGCGCGGATGAGCATGTCCGCCGTCGCCTTGCCGCAGATGCCGTCCACCTCAAGGCTGTAGGAACGCTGAAAGTCGCGCAGCGCTACCTCGGTCGCATCGCCGAAATCGCCGTCAGCGCCGTAGCGTCCGCAGTTGAAGCCGCACTTGATGAGGTCGGTCTGCATCTCCTTCACGTCGTTGCCGCTCATGCCGTTCTTCAGCGTCCTGTCACCCAGATGGTACGTCGGCTCCGCGTAGTCGCCGCCGTTGGCGTACTGAGCGATGTTGCCGATGACATCATGGTAGACATAGGAGACCTTCTTGCCAGCCGTGACGTTGGTGCAGGCGTGGTGATTGTCGTAAAGCAGGATGTCGCCCGGCAGCAGGTAGGCGGAGCCGGTCAGATACTTCTTTTCGGTCAGCACCTTGAAGCCCGCCTTGGAGAAGTATCTGCGCATGTTCGTCGAGCGGATGCCGGTCGCCGGGATCTTCTGGAGTGCCGTGATGCCAAGCAGGTAGCCCGCGCAGTGCACCACGCCGTTGACGCCCGCCGTGCAGTCCTCCTCGCACTTCGTCTTGATCTTCGCCGGGAGATAGCCCACCTTCTTCGCCTCGCGCCAGAAGGTGTCGCGCTGGTACTGGTCATAGCCGATGTTGTCATTCAGCGCGGCGTCAATGGCAAGCTGCGCGATGAGGGTTCCAACGTTGATGTCAGGCCAGCGCAGGACGCACGTCCACGGGCGATTGTACCATTTCTTCAGCTGCCATTCCCGCCCGGTCTGGTCGCCAGCCTTGCCGCCCTTCGTGCCGCCCTTCTCGTCGCCGCCCGAATTGCTGATGTAGTGGGTTCCCGTCGAGCAGATGTACTTTTTATAGTTCGTCGCCATTTCCTCACCCCCGTACATGTCGAAAAATCGCTGCCCGTACTCCGCGCGCTTTGCCTTGACGGTATCGCTCTGATCCTTCGGACGTTCATAGCCCGTCAGCACAATGTCTGACGCCTGTTTCACCGTCGTCGCCGTCTGGAGGATGAGCAGGACGCCCGTGTATGCCTGTATCTCACGCCACAGGTAGTCAAGCTGCATATCCAGGTCGCCGATGCTCTTGCCCTGTATCTGCGCGCTTGCCAGCAGTGCCGCCTTGCGCGTGTGGTATGTCCACTGCGCCAGGCCATAGCCCGCGCGGTCGTGGGCAAAGTTGGTATAGCTGCCGTCGTCCACCGCCTCGGTGTAGGCCGCGTCCACCATGCCCAGCTTGCGCTCGAAGCTGTTTTGCAGATTGACGGGATTCAGCCCGCTCTCCGCGAACAGGTTCCCCATCAGGCCAGCCACGCCGTATGGGTTCCCGATGCGCGGGAGCAGGTAGTCCCAGATGCGCTTATCGTTCATCGTCCTGCCCTATAATGTACAAGATCGCACCCAGCACGAACAGGATCATGCTGGCGATCCATGCTGTACGATCCATGGCCCCGCCTCATCACTCGAACAGAATGTCCACGGCGGGCTCGGTTGTAAAATCCGAGGATTCGCTGTCGACCCTGACTTGTCCGCCGATAAATAACCCGGAGGATGCCGTGAACGTCATCGTGCCGCCGCCTGTGGCCCAGTTGAGAGGCTGAATGTATCGCTTATATCCGGCCAACACAGTAGAATCCAGCTTCGAAATGTATATCGAAGATTGGCACGTTGATGGCGTCAGCGTGATAATGGCCTTTGTGGCTGTCGGCGGTATCGGGATCGGATAGAAGTCGTGCTCTATGTATGTCTGGTAGTGGACAGCAGGTTTTATACCCTTCGAGACGGCAAAGCCTCGACGTGTGGTCAGGTTTACGTCGTCTTGCGAAAAGAATGCGGCACGAACACCGTCGATATTCGAATCGTACATGCCGCACATGATGCGGCGCATGTTCCCGTTCCCTTCCTCATCGTAGAACCAATGGAAGTTGTTGTAGAAGTCCGCCACGCCGGTCACATTCACCGTGCAGTTCAGGCCGCTCGCCGTCACGGTCAGTGTGCTGGTGCCAGTCTGCAGCGTGCCGGACAGCGTGAAGTCTGACACGACAACGTCAATGCCGCCGGTCGTATGCCCGATGACAATGATATAAGGCTTGACCTCCGCGAGCGTGTCGTTGTTGAACACCCAGTGGTCGCCGGGATGGTACAGGGCGGAAATGCTCTCAATTGTGCCGATGTCGCCGCCGCTCGGGATCGCGCCCACCGCGCTCACAAACCCGGACGGCCAGATGAGCAGCGCGCCCGTCGCGCCCTTTGCGCGGATCGCGTCTGCTACGAGCGTCATGTCGGTATCCGTTACGATGTAGTTGCTCATTAGAAGCTCACCCCCGTTGCGCTTGGCAGATTGTAGGTTGAACCGGTGCCGTGGCCGATGCGTTTAAGCCCCAGCAGCTCCCGCGCTACCTCGCCGATCTCACGAAGGTTCGTGATGTAGAACGTTGCGCCAGCATCCATCAGCGCGGTCAGCTTATTCATGTCGAGGTTGCTCTGAATCGTCCATGCACCGCAGCGCATGTCCAGCGTCGCGGCATAGTCAACGAGCGTTGGATTCGTGGCAAGGTTGGTCGCAGAAGGTAGATAGACGACATCCTTCAACTGCTCGCGGTAGTTGGCAACCCAGCCTGCCACGGTGTCCACCGCCGCAGTCGTCGCTTCGCCGTTGTTATAGATAATCCCAATGTTCCTGATGCCAGCCTCGCACGCGCACTGTGCCGTGTACTCGCCGTTCGCAAAGGCGATAATATACGCACTGTCAATCATGCCGTATTTCTTAATCAGGTTCACGATGTTGGTGACATGCTGTGCGTGCGTCGTGCTCGTTCCGAAGGAGAATTTGATCTCGACAACCGGCACAGCACCAGCGGCCTTCGCCAGCAGCAAAAACTCCTCAAGCGTTGGGATGGTTTCATCCTCAAAGCCCTCGACGATAGTTGGCGTCGCGCCGGTCAGGACGCCGAACTTGTACGTCCGAAGCACCGCCAGATTGGTCGCTTTGATGCTCACAGTCCCAGACTGGATCACCTGACCGTCGGAAGTCAGCGCGTGGGTGCAGATGTCGTCGTCGTGGCACAGCACGTAGCTGCCGTCCGCCGTCGGGATGACGTCGCACTCCCAGTATAAAAGCCCGTTGCGGTATGCCTGCTTGTACAGCCCCAGCGTGTTCTGGGGATATGCGTCCGTGCCGCCGTGCTGGATCGATACGATGCCGGTTGGCCGGATCAGCGCGCGGTGCACCGCCTCGGCGTCTGCCGCAATGCCCTGCTGCGTGAGCGTGGCGTCCGTGCGCACGCCGTAGATGTACGCGAAAGCATCCGCGGCCTGCTCGGTAGTAATGGTGCCAGAGTCAACGCCGAACACGACGCGATAATAGTAACCGGT